AAAAACAGCTAGAAGATCTTTAAATATTTTATTTCAAGAATGGGGAAACAGAGGTGCACACTTTTGGGAAATTGGAAACACTAATATTAATTTAATAGTAGGTTCTACTACTAATGTAAATGCAACTGACGAAGGTGCGGGGACATATACTTTTTATAGAAACTCAGTTGATAGTGCCGCAGCCGCAGCCGCTTCCCCTCAAGCAACAACTGTTCCCGTAACAAATGTTTATGGTATTACAGATATTTTAAATGTTAACTATAGACAAAATTATAATACAACTTCACAATCAGATACAGGTTTAACTAAAGTTGCAAGAGACGCTTATGCTGCAACAGCAAATAAAGCAGCTAATGGAACGCCTTCACAATTTTGGATACAAAGATTTATTGATAAAGTTACTATAACTATTTACCCTTTACCTAACTCAACTGCTGCAAGTAATTATTTAAATATTCATTATGTAAAAAGAATTCAAGATGTAGGAGCTTATACTAATGCAACTGATACTCCTTACAGATTTATACCTTGTATGGTTGCAGGATTAACTTATTATTTATCTATGAAATTTGCACCACAAAGAACACAAGAAATGAAATTATTATATGAGGATGAATTTGCTAGAGCGTTATCAGAAGATGGATCTCCAGCTAGTACTTACATTACTCCTAAAGCATATTACCCAGGAGCATAACTATGGCACGATTCGCAAAAGGCAGTAGAGCACTATCTATCTCAGATAGATCAGGGGCCGCGTTTCCTTATAATGAAATGGTTAAAGAATGGACAGGAGCCTGGGTTCATAATTCTGAATTTGAAGCTAAGCAACCGCAATTAGAGCCCCATCCAGTAGGAGCAGATCCTCAAGCTTTATTACATGCAAGACCTGCAAGAACAGAATTTCCAGTTCAAGATATTTTACCTAACAATCCTTTTACAACTACAGCTACTAGCACAAGTGTTAGTGTTTCTTATCCTGCTAATAATTTTAATGAAGGTACAACTTATGTAAGATTTCAAGATATTAAAAGTCCAGTGGGTGGAGTCGTGATTACAATTTTAGAATTATCTACAACTTTAAATGGAGCACTTAATGATACGGCTACAACAATTCCTTTAACAAGTGCAACGTCTTTTCCAACAGCAGGATATATTGTTATTGAAAAAGTAGATCAAGATTCTACATCATCAACTTTTGGACAATTTCAAAATGAAGTAGTTCAATACACAGGTATAGGTGGAAATAGTTTAACAGGTTGTACTAGAGGAACTTCAGCACCCTATAAAGGAAATACACCTCCAGCTACAACTGCAGCTTCACATGATACTCTAGCAAAAGTTTATGGATGTTATCTTGCAACAGCAGTGCCTTCTACAGTAGTGGTAGGACCAGTTGGACAAACAACTGTATTATATAATAATTTAACTTTTCCTTTAGTAGCTAATGCAACATCAACAGAAATAGGAGGCGGTTTTCAGTGTACAATTGGACCCGTTAATGATAGAGCTTAATTATGGCAGGATTATCACATTACACATATGACACATTAGTAACAGCTATAAGAGATTATAGTGAAGTTGATTCTAATGTATTTACAGAAACTATTGTTGACGGATTTATTATGGCCGCTCAGCACAGAATTAATTTAGACATTCCTATGGACGCCGATAGATTTGTTCAAGAAGGAACAATGGCAGCTGATGTAAATAACATAAGAGTACCGGCAGGAACCTTATTTGTAAGAGGGGTGGAAGTATTTAATGCCTCTAATACTACAGAACAAGGTTTTTGGTTAGAGAGACGTGATCAGACTTTTCTATCTGAATATGTTGGTAGATTAACAGGACCAGAAGGTTCTGCTACTGCTCAAGATGTTACAGGAACTCCTAAATATTACTCTATGTTTGGTGGAGCAACAGGATTAAGTGATACAACATCAGGATCTATTTATTTAGCACCTACACCCGATGTTAATTACAATTTTAGAATATATTATAACAAAATGCCCGTGGGCCTTGGTTCAGGAGCCGATGGCGATGCTACAACGTACATTAGTAATTACTTTCCTCAAGGGCTGCTATATGCTTGTTTACTAGAAGCATTTGCCTTCTTAAAAGGACCAACAGACATGTTGACATTATACGAACAAAAGTATACTACTGAACTACAAAAGTTTGCAGCGATGCAAATTGGAAGACGAAGAAGAGATGATTACTCAGATGGTACAATAAGAATTGCAATCGAGTCACCACCTCAATAACTAGGAGAAAAATATTATGGCAATAGCATCGGCAATATGTAACACATTCAAAACAGAAATTTTAAAAGCAGTCCACAATTTTACTGCATCAACGGGCGACACATTTAATTTAGCACTATACACAAGTACAGCATCTATGGGTGCAGCGACTACAGCTTATGCAGATACTAATGAAATTACCAATACGTCAGGTTCAGCTTATTCTGCAAAAGGACAAGCCCTTACAAGTGTAACTCCAGTTTTAGATAGTAGCACAGCTGTTTGTGATTTTGCTAACATCTCATGGACATCAGCTTCTTTCACAGCTAATGGTTGTTTAATTTTTAATGAGGACGCAGCAGGTGATCCTGGAGTTTGTGTGGTTGCATTTGGTGGAGATAAAACTGTAACAAGTGGAACTTTCACAATTGAATTTCCAGCAGCAGCAGCAGCAACCGCAATTGTGGCAATAGCATAAGGAGGTACTCCTTATGTCTAATACTTGGAACCAATCCGGCACAACCTGGGGTGCAAATCAATGGGGCGAGCAAGGCCCTACTACAGTTACTTTAACAGGTCAAAATGCTACTTCAAGTGTAGGTAGTCCAACTTTAAAAATAGATGTTAATGTAGGTTTAACCGGACTATCTTTAACATCAACAGTTGGATCTATTTCACCTGCCGATGTAATGGGTCTAACAGGACTTTCAGCAACGTCTGCTGTTGGATCTATTTCACCGGCAGATGTAATGGGACTAACAGGATTATCTTTAACGTCTTCTATTGGTTCAATTACTGTTGCAATAGGAGTTCCGTTAACAGGATTATCTTTAACATCTTCGGTTGGATCTATTTCACCTGAAGATGTAATGGGGCTAACAGGACTTTCAGCAACTTCAAGTGTAGGTAGTCCAACTTTAAAAATAGATGTCAATGTAGGTTTAACAGGACTATCTTTAACGTCAACAGTTGGAGTAATTATTCCTGAAATAGGAGTTCCATTAACTGGAGTATCAGCAACGGTTAGTGTAGGAAATGTAGCACCTTTAGGATATGGAGATGTTACAGGAACACAGAGCGCTAGTTATAGTAATGTAACAGCAACTCAAAGTGCTAGTTATACGGACGTTAATAGTATATAACATCATTGACTTTATAAGTAATCTAAATTAAAGATATATCAGGAGAACAAAATTTATGGCATCAACATACACGGATCTCGGCGTAGAGCTAATGGCAACTGGCGAAAATGCCGGTACTTGGGGAACAAAAACAAATACAAATTTAAATCTTATAGAACAAATTTCGGGTGGCTATGCTATCCAAACTTTAAATGCTGCAGGAACCGGAGCTAATACTACAACTTTAGCTAAAGCAGATGGAGCACTAGACGCAACGGTTGCGAGTAGAGTTATTATTTTAGGTGCAGTTTCACCTCAAGCGATTACAGGAAATAAAATTGTAACGATGCCTGTTCTTACAGAGAATTTTTACATAATTAAAAATAGCACATCAGGTGCTTACACTGTTCAATTAAAAGCAGCATCAGGTTCAGGGGCCACGGTCACTTTTTCAGCAACAGATAAAGGATACAAAATTATTTATCTTGACGGTGTTGCAACTAACACAGGTGTCTATGATGTTAATTCAAATTTAAGTGATATCACTGTAAATGATTTAACAGTTAATGGAAACTTAGATGTAGATGGTGGCACAATAAAATTAGATGGAAATTATCCAACAGGAACAGATAACGTAGCTTTAGGAAATACTGCTTTAGATAGTGGTTCATTAAGTGGTGCAAATAATACTGCTATTGGAAGTGCTGCATTAACAGCAAACACAACAGGTGCTAGTAACACAGCAGTTGGAAGAAGTGCTTTACAAGTTAATACATCAGGTTGTTATAACGTAGCAGTTGGAGATAATGCTTTAGCAGCTAACACAACAGGTAATGATAACACAACAATAGGTATGTTTTCTTTACTTAACAATACTACAGGAACACACAATACTGGTGTTGGTAGAAGTGCTTTAAGAGAAAACACAACAGCTGCTAACAATACAGCAGTAGGTTCTTCTTCATTAGCTTGTAACACAACAGGTGTAAGTAATGTTGCAGTTGGTTGTGGTGCTTTAAGAGAAAACACAACAGGTACATCAAATGTTGCAGTTGGTTATCTATCACTTCTTGCTAATACAACAGGAAATAATAATATAGCACTTGGAAGTAGTGCTTTACAATGTAATACCACAGCTTCAGGCAACACAGCAGTAGGTCTAAATTCACTTTGTGCTAATACAACAGCTTCTAATAATACAGCAGTAGGTTTGTGGTCGCTTCGTAACAACATGGCTACTAGCAACACAGCAGTAGGTTATTTATCACTTTGTGCTAACACAACAGGTACAGATAATGTTGCATTAGGTTATCAAGCATTATGTGCTAACACAACAGGAGCAATTAATACTGCAGTAGGTAAAAATTCTTTACAATCAAATACTACAGGTTCAAACAATACAGGAATTGGTTATAATGCTTTATTTGCTTCTAATACCTCTACTGGTAATTCAGCAGTTGGTACACGATCTTTACACAAAATTACTACTGATGGTATTAATAATGTAGCAATGGGTTTTTATGCTGGTTGTGAAGTTACAGGTGGAGATCAAAATGTATTTTTAGGATATAGAGCTGGTTATAATACAACAACAGGTAATTGTAATGTTGCGATTGGACCATCTGCTCATCAAGATGCAGTAGGAACAAATAATTCTATTTCACTAGGTTATAATGTTACAAGTATAGCTAATGCAATTACTTTTGGAAATGCTAGTACAGATTCAAGAATAGCTTTTGGTGCAACTTCCATTACAGCACCTTCTGATATGAGATTAAAAGAAGATATACAAGATGATACTGCTGGTTTAAGTTTCATAAATGATTTAAGACCTGTAACTTATAAATGGCGACAAGAAAAAGATATTCCATCAGAGATGAGAACTCATGTTGCTGGTTCAACAAAAAGATATAATAATGATAAAGTTAATCATGGATTTATTGCACAAGAAGTAAAAGAAGCAATAGATAAACACCCAGAATTAAAAGATGGGTTTGATATGTGGACAGAAGAAGATACTTTAGATGGCAGACAAAGAGTAGCAGAAGGTGCGTTAATACCTATGTTAGTCAAAGCAATTCAAGAACTTAAAGCAGAAATAGAATTACTAAAAAACAAATAATGTTAAACACATACGTTGTAGAGGGTGGAGTTGGTAAGTGTACTACCTTTAGTGCATTAATTCCTAAGCTAAAAGAAAAAGGAGATGTTCAAATATATACACCTTACATTGGTTGTTTTGCAAGTAATCCAGATGTTAAATTAGTATTAGAACAAACACTTCCTTTGCAAGACGCAAGGATAATGGCATCAGATAACATCTTTTATTGTGAGCCTTACAAATCTAATTTTCAATTTGGTAAGCAACATATAATTGAAAGCTACTGTGAACATCATGGTGTTGAATACGATAAATCAATGATGCCTAAACTTTATACGACACATCATAAAGATAGTGTTAAAGAATGGTTAACCAAGAATGAGATTGGTAAATACATAATGATTCAATTCTCTGGTGGTCAAGCACAAGCTGGTTTTAATGCTAATAATCAATACACAAACATTAATCCAAATAGAAACTATCAACCATATCTTGCTCAACAAGTAGTTAATATGTTGTTAGAAGAATATAAAGATACAACTATTATCAACTGTGTTTTACCTAATGAACCTCATTATAATGATACTATTAGATGTGATTTACATTGGACACAATTACATGAAATGCTGAAAGATTCGGAAGGGTTCGTTGCTATAGATAGTTGCCTACAGCACTTCTCACCATCAGCAAATAAAGCTGGAGTAGTCGTTTGGGGTTCAACTAGATGGACACAATTTGGTTATGAACATAATAAAAACCTACAGTTTCACATGGGAAATGAGTGGGATGAAGCTAAATATAACGATAGCGATCCTAGAAATAATATGGTAGAACCAAAAATAATTCTTGATAATTTCAAGAAACTTGATATAACTAAACCCGTTGCATGCGCAACAAAATAAGGATAAAATATTATGAGCGAAGACGTAAAAACAGCAGAAGATATATCACAAGATTATACAGCTATGGGACACAGTGTTGAATTAATTAATGGCATTATTGCTGGCACTTCAATGATTGATGAAGAAGCAGCAGATAAACAATCAGCTGTTGACAGAAATGTTGAACACCTAGAACTTATGGTTGCTAAAGATTTTTGGACTACTGAAGACATGACTGATGTTGAATCTGCTATTACTGCCGGCAACAATTACACAGCATAGTATTAACTTCCTGTAGATAAGATATGTTGATATAACTAGTAATCTAGTATATTTTAAACTAAGGATTAATGTATGCTACAAAAATTAGGATTTGCACCAGGATTCAATAAACAAGTCACAGAAACAGGGGCCGAGTCTCAATGGACTGGCGGCGAGAACGTACGTTTTAGATATGGTACACCGGAGAAGATAGGTGGCTGGAATCAATTAGGAGAATCAAAACTAACGGGTGTTACTAGAGACTTACATCATTTTGTTAATAAAGCATCTATTAAGTACGCAGCTATAGGAACTAATAGAATTCTATATGTTTATTCAAATAATGTCTATTACGATATACATCCCATTAAAACAGACTTTGGAGCACTAACAGATAAATTAGCTTGTACTTCAGGTTCACCTATTC